TGTATAAATTCCATCGTCATTCACAACATTACTACTTAATTGAATACGGTATGGCATAGGTGGTTGAACTATTTTATGAGCCCAAGAAGTTGATGATGGTACAACCGAACCATCACTAAGTGGATGCTGATTATTGCTTAAAATACTTGAACCGGCGGTGACTAAATGATATGGTCCTCTGAAACCGGCTGGTAAAACTTTTGTTGGAAGAATTTGTTTCTCAACTGCCGGATTTACTTCGACACGAACATAAGCCGATCTATTTTCGTAGTCACCGGTTCGAACATATTTTTGTCTTGTTTTATCTGTGTCAAAGTTAAAATAAAAGTGTCTATCGCCAATAACTCTTGCAATGTAAAAATCAGATGAAGGGTTTAAATCACATCCTATAAATTCTTCCGCGGAAGCAATTGCACCAAAGGCCGCGTCAGTATTTGTCAAATTTCTAATTACAATATCAAATGTACCATATAAATCATCGGCAGATTGAGGGACAAGATTTCTTATTGTGATCTTTAATTCAGATCCAATATTTGTTCCATCATCAAGAGCATGAAATCGAAATAAGTCAAATTGCTGTCTATCTATAAACTGCGAAAATATTACTGGTGTTTTTGCTGTTTGATATCTATCACAAAAATTTTCAAAATTTGGAATTGATAAAGAACCGGCGGTATCGTTTGGATTTCTATCCATCGAGGACGTGGTTAAAAAAATTGCATCTTCTAGTGTTTTACCATACGTGTCTGTCTTTATTGTACCAGGGTCTACAAAGCCAGTTCCATCAACTTTTGCTTGTGATTGATCAATATCATAATACGTGTATAAATAATGGCCGGCTTCGCGGATTTTAGTTGGATTGGTATTAAAAGTGGTACCGAAATAAGCATCGACACCACTCTCGGCTGAAGTCTTAGCATTTAATGATGCACTAATTTCATTTGGATATTCAGTAGTTGAAATATGACCATTTAATAATAAAACAAACTTTTCTGATATATCGCCGTCTTTATAAATCGAACCTATTGAGGCACCGCCATCACTTGAACCAAGAAAACTACCTGCCGAAGGACCTAATGAAGCTGTTGAAGTATTTTCTGTATAACAACCTGATAATGATGGTATAACACCAGATGGTGCAAATAGAACACCTCTTAAAATCGGTACACCATCTGTGGTCGGTTGGATACCAGCGTCAGAAAAATATGTACTACCTTTTGACTCGGACATAAATGCGCCGAGGAAATATGTTCGACCAGGTGGCCCGCCGCTTACTGCATATGGGTTAGGCCCTAACATTCCATTAGAGCCGGTCATTTCAGCACCAACTATAAAGCCGGAGTTTTTTACTGTACCTGGTGCTATTGATTCTCCATCAGAATTTGTTGAATCGGCAGATTGGCGCTTTAGACCATCTCCAATACCAAGTAAACGCATAAAGGTACAACCTTCAGAATTAGCCAGCCAAGCATCGGCGGCCAACATACCAAAACTAGCGCCAGAGATAGCTCCATACTTTGTAACAAAGGCATCAAGATCTTTTAGCGACATGGGTATAAAGGCCGGGCCCTTTGTGGACGTTCCTATTACACCAAGACCTTCCCCTCCAACAACTACTTGAACTGCTGGAAGAGATGATCCTCGCGACCATTCGGTACCTGGGCTTGGCATTATGCGAATTCGACTCCAGCATTAGTAATAACGAAGTCAATTGCAATGTATTCAATTGCTCTAGTAGGAACAACGACTATTCGGCCATTAAGACGATTTCCATCGATATCTTCCTGAGTATTGTTTGTACCGTCCATTACTATTGAGAATTTTTCAATACCAGATTGTGATTGAATCAATGATAATATTGGAGCAGCTTGACCTATGAAACGTGCTCGTGTATTTGCATTATTTGGTTCGAAAAGAAGTTGTTTTGCAATAGTAGATATCTGTCGCTTAACTTCAAGAAGCATTCGACGTACATTAACTCTATCGAGCGCGCTCTTATTAATTTGCAATGTCTTTTGGCCGAATATTACAAATCCTCCATTTGGAAAGTTTGCAATCGGATTAACTCTTGCATCATATAAATCATCACGATCACCAGCAGTTAATCTTGTCTCAGTATTTCTAACAAACCCAAGTGCACCACGATTAAAACCAGCTGGAGCAAACCAAGGGAATGAAACACTATCACTATAAGCTAAGGCACCATATGCTGCGATTGAAGACGGAACAAAAACAGGTTTGTTATTTGTAGCATCATCAATAAACACATCTGGGAAATATGTTGCAGCATAGTTGTTATCAACTCTACGACTCTCAAATTGTTCAGCTGTTTCTCTAACATCTGGTCTTGCAGGATTATCCGCAAACAACCTGTTTCCATCTTCATCATAATGCTGGATATCCATTACGTACATTGCAAGTGAATATGCCTTAACACCAGCTAAAGCCTCGTCTGTAATATATGGATCACGGATTCCTGGAATCGCCAGCAAATTATGCCGGACCGTCATTGGGTCTGTCATAATTCTAATTGCTTTATTATAACTAAACACAGCATTATTTTGTGGACCCTTACCCATCATAGAACCATCGTCAGTTCCATAAAGGCCAAGACCTCCAGTAATAGTATCTGCAGCTTTTCCACCAGGATCAGTCGCAGAACCTTTATCTGTTAAGTTTCTATTATCTTTATCAAGAATATTGAGACCATCAAAGCCACCATAAAATGGTGTTGTAAACTTAGCATATGGTGTAAATCTATTAAACTTAATTGAAGAACTAGCTAACAGTGTAGCAAGTGTATAACGTCCGGTTAATAAGCCATCATTGATCGTATATGTTTTAGCCTCTGGATAACCGTTTCTTATATATGCGGCTTCAAGCATATGTTCGCCGGCTGACGATGTTATATTTGCCATTGAGGTTGCAGACAATGCCACTCTAGAAAGAGTAAACTTATTGTTGTTAAATATATCTGCCCCAGAACCAGTAACCAAGTTGTCTAACCCAGCTATACCTTGCATTTTTGCATATGCAGAAACGGTTGCATTTGGTACAGAGCCAGCATTTGGATTTAAGCCGGAGTTGGCAACGTTATTTATATCTACACAACGCTCGAACTTAACACCCCAATACATTCTTGAATCGGCGCGTTCAACACTTGATGGATAACCAACATATGCACCTGCTGACGTTGGAACATTTCCTTTAGTAAGCTTGAATCTAAATGGTAGAGGTGGTACAATTGAGCCAGTTATCATTGTCTTGTATTTGTTATACATTCTATGGAATGTCGCAGCATTACCAACAGCATTACCGTTTTTATCTACTAAGGCAGTACCAGGAGTATCTGTCATAGAATCATTTGTCTTAAGTACCGGGATACCACGAAAGCCGAACGGTGTTGCGGATTTTGGTACCTCACCGTCATAAACGGCTTGGTTAATAACAACACGCACATATTTGCTCATATTAGGATATTTACCCGACACAACAATTCGTTGCTCATCAAGATCAAGTGAATCGAAGTTAAACCTTGGTTTAAAGTCTCCAATCATCTTACCAATAAATCTACCACTATTAGGATCAAGATTTACGGACGGATATGCTTCAATAACTTCCTTTGCCTCATCTTGATCACTAAAGCTTCGAACCTGAACCTCGAATGAACTATATGGGTAATTCTTGTCAGTTGACGCTCTAATATTTGCAATACTAACCTTTAACTTATCAGAAGCATAAGAACCATCAGATAATGATTCAAGGTGAAACAGATCAAATTCTGTACCACCAAATGGTTGCGATATAATAGCTGGTGTTTTTGGAGTTGTGTAACGAGTATCAAATCTTCCGAATGAATTATTGTAATTATCGCTTTGTCCACCAACAGTATTTGTCACATTTGAACCAGACGCGATTATTACCGTAGATGGAACACTAGCGCCGCCCGCTGTGGAACAGTGAACTGGAGCCAACTCATCTTCAACTGCAAAGTCAAGATAAAGCAAGTGTTGACGTGACTGAAATTCATCTGGATCTGTATTAAGTATCTTTGAAATATAATCGTCACTTGTTGGATTCAATGAAGCGGTGTAAATTCTACATCCAGGGAGATCGTCGTCATTTGAAAATCCAGTACCTGCGGATGAGGAAACAATTATTTTAAATTTCTTGAATGTTTTACCAGTTGAATCGATATCAACAGTACACTGGTTGGTAATCACATCTACTTCAGCTGCTGTCACTGCTCCAGTACCGGCTAAAATAACCCTTGAACCTGTTGTTGGAAATATTACACCTCTCAACAAGTTAATCGTACTATCACCAGCACCAAGACCTGGAAAAGAACTGTTATCAGTAAATTCTGGTAGTGACATTGACTCAATAGACGTTGATACATAATGTTGAGCCATTAGAAATACTGGTGCTCCTACACCCGCTTTAGTGGATGATGCGCCGATTGTAGTTGCTACGTTTGTAAGCTTGAATCCGGCCTTAGAAACTATGCCATATGTCTTTGTTGTAGTTATCTCAGATTCTGTATCATTTGAACCGGCTCCAAGAACCCTCATAAATGTAACAGCATCTTTATGCCTCAAGTATTCATTCACAGCATATGGTCCAGCCAAATTTGGATCCAGATCGCCGAAGCGTGCAGTGAAGTCTTCGATTGAACCTACAGTTACTGGAATAAATGCAGGTCCTCGTTCTGATGTTCCGATAACACCAGCAGGTGTACCAGTTGGTTCAATCGTACGTCCGGATAGATCGATTTCTCTCTCAAAAAATCCGGGTGATCGAAAAGTTTGTTCAGCCATTATTGAGCTCCTTTTATTTCTTCAATAGTAATTATCTCATTAAACTTCATTATTCTACTCCGGTACAACAGTTATTGTACCTAAATCATCTGTTAATTGTGCTTGATACACAGTTTCGCCCTTTCGGGCATTCCTTTGCTTGAATGGAAGAACTTCACTAATCGTCTTTCCGGTGGCAGGATCCATAAAAGTCCTAACAACTTCAACTCTTTCGCGGCCTGCTTTTGTCCCACCGAGTTCAGTAGAATCATAATATTCATTAGTTTCTGTTTGACCGTTTTCTGCTATTGACTGACCAGGTAACGGTTCGTCTTTAGTATTTAGTTCATTAAGAGCATAATTTTCTGATTTTGCACTTGGAACACCGACAGTACTTTTTGATGTTAGTGGTGTTCTGATTGACGTTATATCAAACGATATCTGTGGTGCCGATATAAATCTTCTAATTTCATTTTTTGAACCAACGTAATCAGGATTCACTATATACGCTGGAACAGACATTGTGAATGTATATCTAACCAGCCGTTCAGAGTCTGTAAAATCGTCAAAGTTACTTGATGGAGAAATATCACCATCTAAATAAGCAACAAAGTAATAACCTTTATCGGTTTCAATTCTAAATGATACCTTTGAACCAGTATGAGTAGAATTTATAAATGCCATAATAAGATCATTCATTTGTTGAGTATATTGTGTCCAAATAGTGATATCGTATGTTGCCGTATAGTACTTTACATTCGGTAATTCTAAAATTTCATAAATATTGTTTTTACCAGTTTGTTCAAGAAGTCTTCCGGAACGATATATGGCATTTGTTTTACTTAAATTTCTGCGTGTTGCAATTGAACCAGATGTTATACCTGTACCAGATGCACCAGCTTTATGAGAGTTATGTGCTCTGTTGTCTTGATTTTTTATTGATTCTTTGTTTATAATTTGTTGATATGCAGGATCACTAGCGCTTAGACGACGCTTGATTGTAACTGGGGCAGCTTGGTTCGTACTGGTCCCCCTTGACATATCTTTCTGTATTGCACCCCTTGCGATAGATATCAATGGCAGGATAAGGGCGTCGTTTTTATCGCGAAGTGGCTTATTTCTAGCTAAGATAGCAAATCGTTCACCAGTTGCAAATACAACAGGAACCCTTGTTATCGCTGAATCATGTGTATAAAATAAATCTATGTCTTTGTCAAATAATTTAAACAGAGCACGGTCAACATCTTCTATTGTACATGACGGTATAGTGAAATCAGGATCTTTAGATATCCCTTTCTCATTATTACTTGCATGTGTTTGTTGAAATGTGCTCATTTAATTACTCGTTATAAAATGAAGGTTCAAGTTTTTTTGGATCAGCTTTAGTTGATACTTCCGTAGGTTTTTCTGGTGCTTCTAGCTTACCTTTCTTAATAAGGTCTCTAACATCCCCTGTTTCACCAAGGCGATTTTCTTTCAAACCTCGTTGCTGTACAAACGTATCTTGTGTAGAATCATCATCAGAATACTCTTCACCTGTTGGTCCTATTGGTATTTTATCAATCTGTCCAATTCGTGCTTGAGTACATGTTATTTTGTATCCAGTAATATATTCAATTTGTCCAAATATAAGTTGATCTACTTCTACAGTTGTTAACTCAAAAAAGTTTGTACCATAACTTAAATAATCACCTTCTCTGACAACAATATCTTTACTTAAAACATCACGGTGCTGAATGTGCACTATTATTTTTTGGTATTTTTCTGTACCGAAGTTATTGGTGGAAACCTTTGAGCTGTCCCATTCGATTAATGCATCAATTTCTACTGGTGGATCAAATATTTTTTCTGGGGCTTCTTCATAAACGTCGTGTACATTAGAATATTCTTCACGAACTCTATAATAATACACTTTTTGACCTATAACATCTTTCATTACTTCTTTTGTAATATCAGATATTAAATCAATTTCGCGAGGTGTTATAAAAAGACGTGCCATATTAACCTATTATAATTGCCTTACCCATAGGTATTGGAATTGTCTTTAACAATTTCTGTAAGCTTTCTGCCTTGGCTGCATCGCCTTCTAACATTTTCTCGTATGTCAATGAATCCAGCAATGTAGCCAATTCTTCTCTTAATTTCGCTTGATCTTCTCTACCTTGTGATATTAAATCAGAACCATTTAGTTGTAGTGAATTTCCAGGAATTGGTACCTGTGAAAATTTAGATCTAACAAGACCAAGTAATTCTTTTGCAAGTGCTAATGAAAGTCGATATACCCATGTTCTGGCCATACTATTAAATGTCTCATATTTTAAAAATCCATAAGGTATATTTGCAAATGAGCTAACACCATCAATTGTTGCATCTTTATATGCTGGTGAAAAAGGATCAGCTGAAAAGCCTACCCTTAACCATAACTTGTTGGTTGTGTCACTTGTTGGTGTTGGGTATATCCTTATTTTTGTGCCCTGAGTGGTATATGAAAAATTTGAACGGCGGACTCTATTGGACAAGTCCATTTGACCGGCCCTAAGAATATCTTCAAATACTGGTAGAACATAGAAAACTGTTTCTGGTGTAAATGATTCAAACGAAAATTCATTATTTAAATAATTGATTGCAGATGTTGTATCGAAGAACCTATATGCTGCTTGGGGGGAATGATGCATTACCTCTATTATTTTCATACGTGTTGGTGTGTCTGAATTTAGACTTGACGAAAACAACAAATTACCATCACCATCTTTCAACTTGTCATAAATATCGTAATCTTGAATGCCTGCTGATAAGTCAATTGAGCCAGACATTGTATTGTACGAACCACCAATACCGGCTTCTTGGGCATATGGTTCTGCAAGTCGTAAAACAAAATCAAGCGTTTCATGAGCATATTTTCCTTCTACATTTGAACCTGTAGAAATACCCATCAAATTAGATAATTGTGATTTAGTCTGATATTCATTAACCTCGGAACCGTAGATTAATGTTGCTTCTTCAAAACATGCCCACATTTGTTTCTTTGTTAATTCAACACTTAAAATGTCGTCGCCTAATTTACGTTTAATATAAGGTACAATTTTATCAGCATCAGTTTGAAACGTGATATCATCATCAAAAAAACCAAATGGTGTTGGTCTAAATGTACTTACAAATGTTGACATAGTCCTTGCTCCATTGATTAACTATTATAGAAAAAGCGCTCGTTACTTTATACAAAAAAGGTTCTCTTGCGCTTTGGTGTGTGGACCGTACACAAGAGAACCTAAAATCATTTAATAAAAAATTAACGATTAAAGTCGCATACCAAGTTTCTTTGCAACCTTCTTTCTCCATATACTCCAGGCTTGAGTTGTTACAAAATCACCAGAAGGCGCGCCTGCAACTGATTTTGAAGCCAGTTTTGATTCAAGTGAAGCACC